CGAGTATAACTGTAACCCATTACAGCTACCGTCTATCGAGACAGGCAAATGTGATACATAGCCGTAGCCTGTATCTTGAAACTCAACCCACTCTTTACACCAAGCGAGGAATTGAAATGGTGAGTCAGCTTCTTCCCATTCTCGATTGACGATAGGGTCTTCAACAATACGACGAAACATTTGCATGTTGTCCTTGTCCATAGACCAGTCTGCTCTCTGTTCGAGAGTAATCTTATCATTACCCCACACGTTTGCACCGTGTACGGCTAACCAAAAGCCACCGCTGTTGTCTTCAGTTATCTCTTTACCATGTGAGAAATCTAACAGTGCCTTAGCACCATTGATTCCCTGATAGTTTAGAAATGCTGGGACACAATAGGCTCTACCTCTGAAGTCTAACTGTAAGGGAAAGTATATGTTGTCATAATCTTTAAACTTATCAGCTTCCCACAGTATCTTAGCGTACAGTAATCTCTTACTAAACATCCTAGAGTTCTCAGTGTGAGCAATGACAGCCTGTTTCTTCCACTCCTTACGTGCTACCTCATTGGTATCAATGTCATGTGGCTTGTTAGGTATCTCCATGTTTTTAATTGGTGGCATACCACCCATAGCAATACCGTTGTCCCAAGCGTGCTTCATCACATCTAGTACAAACTTGTTAATCCTGAAGCCTGTAGCTTGCATACGGTTAACTGCGTTGTACACTTCAGGCATATCAAAGTTCTCTAGCTCACGCTTGAATAACTTATTCTTTTGTTTAACTAAATCTAACTCAGGTAATTCCTTTGTCCAATAGCCACCACCACTCACTGTGTCCCAGTTTTTAGGTGGCATAACAGTAGGTAAGTATTCAGGATTCAATAGCTCATTAAAGTTATTTCTATTTTCTATCCATTCCCTAGTCTTAGCTGTCTGCTTGATTATTTTAGTACGCTTACGATTGATAACCTCAAGTCCAAACTCAATCATACCTGTAGCTGACTGCATAAACTCAATAAGTTTCATGCCTGTATGAAGCTTCTCTTCTGTAGACCACTCAATCCACATGCCTACATCATCACGCTTAGCTGATTCCTTTAGCTTACGTCTCTTGTAGGCGTAGTTCCATGAACGCTTGTCTAAGTCATTCTTGACTGTGTCAAACAGCTCAGGGTTTAGGTTCTTAAAGTTTCTAAGAGATGTCTCAGTCTCAATCTTACCACCCAATGAAATACTTGTAGCCGTCAATGGCTTATGCTGTGTGATTGTATTGATGACATGCTTAGCACATATCATGGCTGACACCTCAGGCTCTATCTCTCTTAGTTTAGTAAAAGCTTTTTCAGGCTGACCTTTAGCTAAAGTATTAGACTCCAAATACTCTTGTATCTTCTCAGCCAGCGGTCGTATGGTGTTTGCAACCATAACTTTTCCATAAGATGTAACTGACTCCTCTTCACGCTGGACATGAGATAACCTGCGCTTATTGACTCGCTGTTTCCCTAGCTTAATCATCTCCGCTTCATGTTCTAACTCATCAGCGTACTCTTTTATATTCTTAAATATCTCTACCATGTATACTCCTTAGGTTAATTGTGTATTGGTATCTTATATGGGTACTTTAGTCCTACAAGTAGGAAACCTAAAACTCAGACCCATAGTCCTTTTCATTCTTTGTCCTATAAAATAGGAAACCTTGTCCTATAAAATAGGAAACCTACCCACATGATATGGTTTCTTTAGGTCATTAGGATGTACACCCTTAGTTATCCAAGTCTCATACATGTGACGTCTTACTGCATCAATCTTACCAAAGTCATGCCAGTCAAGAGTCCTTAAGAATTGATTATAATGTCTTTCTCTAGCTGGGTTCCAAGCCTTAGGTGTTTTGTTAACTGGCTCAGAGTCAGCCTTTAGCATTTCTGTTGTTAGTTCACTCATAGTTATTCTCCTTTGTTAGTATGTGTATGTGTTGTCGTTCCACCATATAGGTGTTGCTAGTTTCCACGTAGCAAAGTCCCGTTTGTCCTGTCTGTAGTACGTACGATATGCAACGACAGGGTCAGTATGTTTATACTGGTCAGGCATAGCTTGTGGAAATTCAGTTAAGTACTTAAGCGGTAACTCTTTAGGTAATGCTGGTAAGCTTTTTATAACGTCCCATGACTTATGATTATCAGTTTTGTTATAGCGTAACTTGTACTCAGCATTGAGTCCCTTAGCTAGTTGTCTAGTCCATAAATAGTTACCCCTAGACTCCTTGAGCCACAGCGTACATGGATGTTTAGGATGTGTAGACTTGTAAGGCGTCTCATATCCTACCTCATTGAGTACGGTGCACATCATCTGAGCGGTCTCAAGTATCATCTTGACTACGTGTTTGTCGCAATGATATTGAGCACAGACCTCAGGGTCACGGTCTAATATAAATATATTCATAATACCTCGCTATGTTATTGTTAAATAAGGAAACAGGTGTTTAAAGTACCCATATAAGATAAAACCCCTGTGCACCCCTAGCTATATAGATAGCTATATTACTTCCTACTTACTACCTATAAGAAGTACTACCTTACTTACTACCTATAAGAAGTACTACCTAGTCCTATGAAATAGGAGACCTATATATCTAACTCAGGTCTAACCCCGCTAGCTATACAGTCAGTGATATACCTCATGCGTTTACTTGGGTCATCTCCCATGAGTATCTCAATCAGCATATCGGTCTTACTACGTTGTACTTTGCTGGTCGCACGTCTCATCCTAGACTCATACTGTCTAGACTTGATGACATACGGCTTAGTTTTGTACTTGTCCCATATCTTGAGCACGTCATCCTTAAACAGATTATTAAGCTGTCTATTGATAGCACTAGGCTTGATATTAGGGAAGGCTATACGAAGATAAGCCAGTAGTGGACGCTTCTTGAATACGGTCATCTTACCGTCATCATTCTGCTCCATAATACCGTCTTGCTTCATGACCATTAGTATCTTGTTTTGTATATCCTCAGGCGAATCAATCTCATCTGTAAAATACGATTCAAGATACTTACGACTTGTAACGTCTACCATTTTTTACCTCGCTGTTAATTGTACTAGAACCCCGACACTTTACTGGTCAGGGGTTTCGACTAATCAAGTCTCATCAGTAGTACTGTTTTTACCTCACTCTATTATTTCTAGTTCTACAGGGCACGCTTCTGTATTACCCGCTTGATAATCAATCTCGTCAGGGTCATACCCACAAACCTCTATCTCACTGTAGTTATGTGGAATAGAAAACGCACCACTACTTAATAAAACCTGAGACTTAGGATTGTATTTGCTAAGCTTGTCTATCATTTCTTGTACTGTCATTTTCTACCTCGCTGTACTAACTCTCCCAGTGCTCTAGTTTTACCGTTTTTCATCTCAAGAATTACAGCTTTATTACCGTCTTCATCTTTATAAAGCTTGTACTGTAGCCCTAGAATATCTTTAATACCCTCGATATTGTCTTCATGAATACCCCCAAATTCTAAGATATTAATTAGCTTAAGTGCTGAATAGTCGGATAAACTTATTTTTAAGCTTGACCAAACTGTATTCGGCTTATCTATGTGTTTAACTGTCTTCATTTTTACCTCGCTGTTGTTTAATAAAATTCTACATATTTAATTGACTCTTGATAGTCCCACCAACAATCAGTCAATAATGTTTCCATTTGTCTAGTAGTATAAATATAATTTTCTCTTACATATTTTACTAATTGAAGTGGCTTCATCCTTAACTCATACATGTCATCATTATCATCATTCATAATTCTTAGTGATAACTCATCATAAGAATATTTAGTAATATCTTCTTTACCCATATCTGTGTATTTCATAATTTTACCTCACTTTTTATTGTTAAATGTTACAGACGCATAAACCATGTGGACGCCCCTAGCTATCTAGAGGCGTCAGCGTTTCGACTATTGAAGTCTCATCAGTGTAACTAGTCGATATAAGGTAAGATACCCTTTTGAATATCCCTCATAATCATGATGTATTGAAGCCTAGTGATACGCTTAGCCGATAGCTCAGCTTTTGCGTAATCTTCATTGGCTTCTACTTTCTGAGCGTATGACTCATCATCAGCCATAGCACGTTGTAATTGTCTATTCATTATCTACTACCTCTCGATATTAATACATGGTTTCCGTTGTCCGCCATGTTTGTGTATGCACTGTCAATATGAGACTGTGACACCTCATGACCACCCGCACGCCCGCCAGCATACGCATTCAAAAAGCGTGTTATTTGTTTGCTGGTTGTAGGCGAATATTTACGCTCAGTATAGAACCATTCATGACACTTGGCGTTGTCATTGTCATCTTTAAACGCTACAGGCGTAGCATAAGACATAAGAACGGTTATGCCGTTATTTTCTAATAAGCGTAAATTAGATTTACTTGTACGCTTTCCCTCATGTGTAATATACATTGATTTCATTGTATTTCCTCGCATTGTTATTGTTTCGTTGGTTACTCTTCAGGCACGGCTACCAATACCGTACGACAATAATTATCTGAGCCTCTAGAATATGCTGTATCAATCGTAAGTTACTATTAATTAATTTAGTGGTTATGCCGTCGCTGTATTTACTTTCTAGAACCTTTACAGCGTGAAATCCATGTTAATAACTACTGTTTCACTAATACCAAATTAAAACCCTTAGAGCCTCATCTAGAGTGGCTAAGCCTACGACCATTTGCTTTGTAGCCAGTAACCGTTGTTACTGTGGTCTTCTTATATCGCCTTGACCTAATGTCTCATGATGTTATCTACCCGACATGCTTACAAAGATATATCAATGAATACACCATGTCAATAAAAGAATGACATAATAGTTAAATTAATTTACATATGGCTTATTCATTGACTATTAAGAATAAAAATAGACCATAGCTCAAAGACAAACAAAAATAAAAATGCCAGCCGTGTATCCCTTTAGGCTTCCCTTTATGTATGACCACAAGCGAGCCATGTGTCCGTGTGCGTGTAATAATATAGTATCTCAGGCGTGCACGCATGGGGGAAACCACGCCCTCTCTATATCGATATACTCACTCATATTTTTTTACCAAATATTAGCTAAAACAACAGCTGTTAATATGTTAATTAGAATAAACTCACCTATGGATATCTCAGGTTTCAACCAGTAGGTTCTAATATAGTGACTATTAAGGAGAGATACTCCAGTAATAACTATGAGTAGTACTTCTATTAGTATCATAATTAATAAGTAATAAGGAAGGATACTTTAGTAGTAACTATGAGTAGTACTTCTATTAGTATCTTAATTAATAAGTAATAAGGAAGGATACTTTGTCTATATATAGCTAGGGGTGCACAGGGGTTTTATCTTATATGGGTACTTTAAGTTTTTGTCCACCCTTTGTCTAGATATTTACAGACAAGGTTTCCTACAAGTAGGACAAGCCCCCAGAGCCGCCAAAGGAAAAATGAAGAAAAACCTTTGACGACCTTGTCCCTATATCCACGAATCTCCTTCCATAGGTCTACCTAGAGCAGTCTCCATGAATTTATCTAAATCTTCTTGTAACATTTCTTCTTTATGTTGATTGTATGAGAGAGTTTGGTCTCTATCCATTACTTCTACCCAGTAGTTAGCTGCAATAGCTAAGGCGTCTATTTGGTCATCATGCCTTAGTGCACCTTTATCCCTTGTTATCCTAGTCATTTGTCTAAACAACTGGTGGTCAGGTTCTAACTGAAAGTCATCTTTGATAAGCTTATCATCAATAACTAACCTATGGGTATTCATAATAGGCTCTAGAGTGTCTATTATACGCTTCTCTTTCTGTATACTGTGACGTACCTCTTCTACATTACAAGGGTGAATATCAGCCAATACGGGCTTTAGAAGCTGTGTTGCCATCCCATCACCAAAGTTACTCTCAATGACGATATCATTGACGTTATGTTTCTTGGCAATATTGGATAGCTTCTTAAGTGTGTCATCAGAGTATCCACCCTCTAGACCACCAATGGCAGTCAGATAGAGAACACCATGTAACATCTTAAGTACACAATAGGCTGTTTTATCTGCCCCACGACCAGCAGGGTCAATAGACATCACTGAGCCTTCAAACTCTGCAAATTCATCGGACATATATAGGTAAGAAGTCCAATAGTCACCCTTAAGTCCTACATTAGGTAACTCAGAGTCAACAGCTTTGATTTGGTCTATACCTGAAGCCCATTGTATTTTGGCTGGAGCTTCTGTCCATGTGCTGCAACCTGAGGCTATAATAAGGTCATTAAGCTTCAATGGGTATTTATTAGCATCAGATAGACTAGTATCCAACATAAACTGTAAATTAAAGCCTGACCTACCATATGAGCTTAAACGCTCCATTAAGTCGATTTCATTAAATCTGGTAGGGTCAGTAGGGTCTCCCTCTTTACTGTCCATATCAGCGATTACAGGGGCTAATTTATGCCCATATCCAGTCCTTTGTGCTTGGTTAGGAATCAATGCTGACCATATACGTGTTTTGAAACCTCTTTCTTCTAAATCATTGTATAAGGACATCTCTGTTTGTGGTGTCCCAAGAAAGATAATACGACCTATTTTAGGCTTTATAATAGCGTCAAACTCTTTTACGGTCTCACCTAAGCGGTCACGCATGAGTTGAGTCTGTGAGTTATTGGCAGATTCTACGTCATCAGCAATAATAATATCAGCTCGTGAGCCTGTTAGCTGTCCCGTAATCCCCATAGACTTCACTGAGGGGGCGTGTGAAGCCTGTGCTGGGGCAACATCAAAAGATACCTTAGAATGTCTTTGACTATCCTTAGGTTGTAGATGTTGTAATAACGGCATTTCTGCAATTAGTCTTTGTGTAAATGTACTAAAGTCATCAGCCCTCGTTTTACTAGCTGATACTACCAATATGTTACGCTGAGGGTTCAGCAGTAATTGGTGACATACAAACGCAGAAGTAATCCAAGACTTTCCTACGCCCCTGAAAGCTTCTATTACTATACGTTTCTCTTTGGATTGTAGATAGTCTGCTATATCGTATTGTATAGGTGTTGGCTCAGGTAGATTGAGGTGTTTCCAAGCTAGATACAAGAAGTTCTTAAAGTTCTCTATCTTATTCATCTGTGTCAAATGGTAAGTCTTCTAGTATGTTGTGAGCCTTCTCTACGATATCAGGACTTGAGTAAGTCTTACAGATATCTAAGCATACCTTCATCTCACTTGCAGTGATTTCCTCACCTGATTTTAGTTTCCTATAAGCATGAGCCACAAGTAATACAGGTAATTCTTCTACTATCTTTTCTATTTGTTCATTTTGTTCTGTCATTTTATCTCCTTACGGCAGCTGAACCGAAGTAAAACCCCGATACTGCTGCTAAAAAGTGTGTGTCAGCGTTAGTTATGACTATACCTGAGAGACCTGTAAACGTTGTAACCTCTTGTGTATAGCCAAATATCCACCATCCTTCTTTAACTTGCTCTAAATACATTAGATGTACAGCAATAGAAGGGTCTATAAAGACAGCTAGCTTTGGTAAACATATAATAAAGAATACTGCTAACAATGCCATCCAACGACGGGTTACACTTTGGAAGTGTCCACCGTGACTACGTGCATCCTGTATAGCTGCTCTATCAACCTCAGCACGTTGTATTAAAAACTTTTGTTGGTCTGCCTTATCTTTCTGACCAGCTGACCACAGGCTTAATACACCTGTAAGTAGACCACTGCCTAACATTGTAATTACTTCAAATGGAATCATATTTTATATCCTTAAACTTGCCATTAAGAGACTCAAAAGTGGCTGACATGTCTCTAGGTAATAAATCAATTCCCATTGCCCACATCTCTAAAACAGCTAACATAACGTCAAAATTATCTTTATTATATGTACTTCCAAATATAGAATTTATTCTACGTTCAAAAGAAACTATTACGTCGTATCTAAACTTCTCAAACAAATGTATAACGTAATCTACATCTTGATGGCTAATGCCCCTTGAATCCCAGTCTAGTTTTATGTCTCTGATGTACTCTATATGCATATAGTTCATTTCATCTAGTAAAAGTTTCTTTAGCTCATCTCTATTTAGATTATCTATATCTTTTCTTTTTAAAATTGCTAACATTCTACCAGAACACGTAAGAGACTTGTGTTTAGTAAAGTCATAACACATCCTAGTCTTTACCTTGTCATACTGTCCGTGAGTATAAAATTTTAGATTAGCTACCTCGTTTCTAACCCTGTCAAGAGTAGGAAATATATCGTGATTCTCTAACTCTATTATTAATCTATTCTTCTTTTTCTTTTTAAAAAAAGCTTGAATAAAGTCAGGGAGTATTATTTTTAGAATTTTCCATAGAAAACCCGCATTATCTAACATTGTCTTTATCTCACTCCTGATTTACAAAATTAAAAACCGACCGTGTAGCTTAAATAAGCTGTCTTAGCATTTGTTTTAACACTAGGTAATTCTTGATACTGAAACTGTGCCGCAAAGGTTTGAGTTGGTGTAATATAATAAGTAGAACCTAATGTGACTACTGGTCTAGTTTTATTAACAGCGTTGTTTAATTCAATAGGTTCAATTCCTTCTATAGTTGAAGAATGAGCTTGAAGTACACCACCATACAGACTTATATCATGTTCAATACCATAAGCTCCATTAAGTGTAATTGTATTGTTAAGCTTGTATTCAGCTTTCATACCCATACCTATGGTAGTCGATTTATGCTCTATAGCATTATAGGTCAATGGGTTTACAACACCTGTCTCGGTATAACCGTCTTGTTTGACAATAGAACGACGAACAGCAAAGTAGGGACGGTAAGAAGTTTTACTTCCATCACTGAATTGATATGAAACTTCAGCAACATAATTTTGTGCCTCAATCTTAGTTTCACCACGTCCTTCCTCAGACTCACCTTCTCCACTTCTAGTAATAGTTACATCGTTTACTTGATAAGCGTTGGCTAATCTAAATTGAAAACCAAGATGATTAGCAAGCTGATTCCATACTAAGTTAGTTCCAACCATAGGTAGTTTAGTACGTACACTTATCCCTTCAGGGTCTTTTCTTGAGGTCTGTTGGTCGAGAAAGATTGAAAATCTAAAGTTATCATTAAGTCTATAACCAGTAGCAAACACTGCACCTGAGTTTGATAAGTCAGAGTTATTCTGTATATTTACAACTGTGTGATGAAAACCTATAGAGTAACATTTTCCTTCTGTATCAAATAAATTACAATCATAAGTATTAAGTTTGGTAAAGCTGCCTATAGCTTTGTCTGCCATATGTGAAAATTCTGTAGAAATATCATCCCTAATTTCTTCAATACTGTCTGTAGTATCTTCTGTTAGACAGCTTGTACACTCCCCAACAACCAAGTCCCATAAGTTTGCAGATGTATTCTCTAAAGTCCAAGCCCAAGTTCTACCATCATAAGTGTAATTACCTGAATATTCTGAAGTAATGTTTGATTCTTCTAAACCATTAATGACACTAGCATATGTGGTGTTACTTTCTAAAACAGAACCATTATATATACCAAAAGAAGTTGTCCCACTAATGTTACTAAAAATTATTTTTCCATAGTCTGTAGTACTATTAATGACAGCATTATAATTGGTTGGTATTTTTCCATAATAAGTAAGTCCGCTTTGGCGATTATTAAGAGTATCAAGAGTAGAATCAGACCCTACTAAAATATCATATGAGATATTTCCTGCTGTAGTAATAACCCCAAGATTAGTTATGGTACTTCCAGTGCTATTCCTAAGCTGAATACTACGTGGTCTTATTGAATAAGTTCCACCTAAGCTGTTTAAATTACCGTTTAGTGTAATATTAGCATTGTTAGAGCTATACAGGTAAATAGAAGGAGTATCAGGTGCATTGGTGGTAATGTTACCATTTAACGTAAAAGTAAAATTGTCCTCAGAAACAGGGAAGACACCGTAACTAAGTGATTTTGCTGAATTAAAATCCCCATTTAATGTGACAGTGTTATAGACACCCCCAGTCGCTAATATACCGTAACTAGTGAGTCCCTCAATATTAATATTACCATTTATTGTAACAGTGTTAGAATCACTACTATTAAAATTAATACCATGTTGATAGCTAGATGATGTTGCTCTTATATTACCAATATAATTAAGGGTATTAGAATTAGCATTATTGATGACTATAGCCGTAAAGCCTGAATAATTATCAATATCACCTGTTAAATTATAATTATGATTATCACCCTCAATAATACAACCTGCTATTGATACAGTACTCGTATTAACACCACATGCATCTCGTATAGAATTTGGGTTTATAGATTGTGAAGACACTTCAGAAGTAATAAAAAGTGTTAAACCAAGTACTGCGGTTACTTTCATTAACTTAATGCTGCCTTCTAATCCCATTAATTATTCTCCTGCTGGTTTGGTTGGAAAGGTTACAGATGTTGGAAAAGTTTCTTGTTGTGGTACATTTCTTAATGATTGTCTGTATGTAGCCCATGCATCTTTTGTTGTTTGTGGAATATCTGATGCTTGTGTCCAATCAGATTTATTTAACAACCAATTTCTTTGTTCTCTTATATCTACTGCTTTTTGTTCATCTGTTCTTAAATCTTCAAAAACAAAGTTTCCATCTACATATTTGTTAGCATTGATATCTATAGCTTGTTGCCATACTTCTTTTGTTACTGTTACTTTTGGCTCATCAACAGAATCAGTATCTAAATACCAACCTAATAAAACTCCACTTAAATCTAGCTTTGCAATCATTATGTTTTTCTCCCAAAAACTAAAGCCCAACCCAAAATTAAAGCACCTTGTGACCCTAAACTAATTTGAGTTGTTGATAATGACCTTACATTAATATATGCAGTTGTAGTTGTATCTGCTCCTGTATAAGCCCCATAAACCTCAGTAAATGCTAAAGGAAAAGTAATGGTTTGTTGTAAGGTAGATGTTTTTCTTACCCAATTAATAAGTAAATTATTACTAAATCTTATATATCCGTTTGTATTGTCAGATGCACCAAGGCTAGATGCTATAACGTCTCCACTAATTCCTGTAAGTGCAGAACCATCTATAGCAGGTAAAGCCGAACCATCTGTTAATATATTTCCTGTTTCAGCAGGTAAAGTAAGAGTATTAGTTCCTGCTACAGCAGGTGCTGAGATTGTTATTTCACCACTCGTATCACCAGTTAATTTTATACTTGCCATTAGTCTGCTTCCTGTATTGTGTTACCCTCGGCAACCCATTCTTGAATTGCTTGGTAGTGTGTGTTTGCTGTGTCTATTGGTACAAAAACATTTTCATTGTTTTGTGAATTTGTAACCATATACCCAATTAATGTTCCAAACTCGTGGTGATTAATCTTTTTTACTGTTTCTATAATCATATCTATAATTCCGAATCTAATCTAAAAATTGCATCTGCATCATTTTTGTTTCTTAAAACTCCACCTTGTCCTGCTGTAGCACCTGATACAGTTGCTCTTACCTGTATTTTATTTAAATCTGTTCCTGTACTATCTACTATTGTTAAACTTGAAGCATCAAGACTTCCTGTTCCTGTTGTTTGATAATCACCTGATGTAACTAAAGTAGGTGTGCTTCTCAACGCAACAGGCAAAGCAAGTAAACCAATAAATAAAGTAGAACTTGAAAAAAATCCATTCACCTGATTATGGTATGTGTCAGAATTATCTTCTTGATAACAATACCTCTGACATCTAGCTAGACTTGTTGCTCTATCTTCAAACTGAAATGGTGGTATGCTGTTAGCATCAAATGTTCCTATTTCCATTTGTATTCCTGTTATGTACCAATCATTAGATGTGCTGTCTGCTAGGTTTACTTGTCCTACTGCTCTGTTTGCATTAGTTGATGCTTCCCATGAAGTTGCTAGTGTTCCTGATGTAAAATCACTTCCTGCACCAAGCCACCACCTAGCATGTAAAGATAGATTATTATCATTGTCTAGTGTTCCTGTTGTATCACCTGCAAAAGATAATAATTTTTTTTCCCAAGTATTTGCACTATCTATTGTATATGCTTTACATATTATTCTTACATTATCAGCATCTCTTAGTTCTAATATATATGTTCCTGTTTTGTTAGATTTAACCCAAAATGATATGGTAACTACCTCAGAATCAGATGTGCCTTTATTTAACATTTGTAAATTCTGCCCCTCAAATCTTTGCATGATAGCCATATTATTAGTTCCTGTAGGTGAGGCATTTGCTGTCGTGCAATCTAATTTTAAACTATTAGAAAATCCTTGACCATTAGGTACATCTGTAGATTGTGATTGTGTCCATGTTCCAAGATTAGATAACCCTAATGAAAATCTGTCTAATGTAGAATATCCTGTACCTGTAATTCCTGTAACACTTGTACCTCTTTGAGCTATAGCCATATCACCATTTATAATCAATGGAGTAGCAGTCTTTCTATCTAAAGCTACTGTGTTATCTGATACTGTACCATGTAAAGTGAGTGCCATTAATTATTCTCCTATCAATGCATTTACTTCTGCATCTGTTAATCCTAAGTCTTTTAATTTTTGTCTGCCATTTGCTTTGTCTGTTTCTTTTTGAGCCAATTTATCTAACATTGCTTGTGTATCTGCAGAATCAGATGTTATTTCAGCTTGTCTAACAGTTTCTTCTTCTGATGTCATCTCAATGATTACACCATCAACACATTTTTTCATTAGCTTTTTACTCCAAATAAAACATAAGAACTTCCTGATACCATGTCTCCATTATCAAAGAAAATTCTAAAACCTTGATTATCTTCTGCTACACTGCAACAACCACTACCCATTGTTAATGCACTATCACCATTAACATCTATATAACCACAATGAAAAGCAATTATAGTTTTTCTGTCAGTTGCTCTTGGCTCATGTATCTCATATTTTTGAACAGCAAATTCACCTGTCCCTGTGCCTGTTGCTCCGATATGAGTAATAGAACTCATAGTATCATCATCAAAATCAATACCTACTCCACGATAGGCTTGCATTTGATAATCTGAAACTGTTGTCATTACTGTTCCTGTATTATCATTAAATCTTAAAAGTAATCTACCAACATCTGTAACAGGTCTCATTCTTGCATATAAAACATAACTTTTATAAGTAGTTGTAATTATAGATGTACTAAATTCAACTGTTGATGTATTTGAACTTAAAGTTTCACCTGCTAATCTTACAAAATTTCCAGTTCCTGTTAAAGATGAACCATCTCCTATAAAGGAGTTTGCAGTAAGATTCCCACTAGAATCCATAGACATTTTATTTACGCCATTAGACTGAAAATCTATAGCACCACTTGTATCAGATTCTAGCTGTAAGCCTGAAGTTGTATCTGCATTAATCTTAACTGTCATTAAAGTATTACCCACCTAGCACCTGATGGCACAGTTACAGTAACGCCACTAGCTATAGTAATTGGAGAGACTGACATGCCATTAGTGTTTGTTGTTAATGTGTAACTAGCATCTATGCTGTTACTGTTTTCATAGATAGCACCACCTGCTGATGCTCCACCACCGATTGCACCCCATGCAGAGCCATCATAACCCTCAAAAGATGTTTCATCTGAATTAAATCTAATATATCCAGCTGATGGTGAACCGTCTCTTTGTGCTGTTGTACCTGATGGTAACTCAGCTGACCCTGTTGTACTAGTTTTAGTAACCACACCAGTAAGGTCAGTTACTGCGTCATTCCACGCTGAACCATCATAGACTCTTAGTTTGTCTGTTGTTGTGTTGAAATACAAATCACCAGCAGTTAAGGCGTCACCGTCATTGTCTAGTGTAGGGTCAGAAGCCTTAGCTCCTAAATATGTGTCATCAAAGTTATCTGCTGCTGCCTCAGCTGCTGCTTGAGCTGCTTGAGCTGCGGTCGCAGAAGTTGCTGCATTAGTCTCAGATGTACCAGCATTTGTAGCAGAAGTCGCTGCGTTGGTCTCTGATGTTGCAGCATTGGTCTCAGAAGTTGAAGCCGCAGACGCACTAGACGCCGCATTGGTTTCACTTGTAGAAGCTGCACTTGCTGAGCTAGCTGCTGCCGTAGCAGAGGAAGCTGCATTAGTTTCACTTGTAGCTGCATTAGTTGCAGACGTAGCTGCATTTGTTTCTGATGTACTAGCATTACTGGCTGCTGTAGAAGCTGTAGATGCAGACGAAGCTGCGTTTGTAGCTGATGTTGAAGCATTTGATTCGGATGTTGCAGCATTAGAAGCTGAAGTTGAAGCTGCTGACGCACTGGCTGCTGCATTTGTTTCAGCAGTTTCTGCATTAGTCTCAGCTG